CAGACTCTCCTTCCTATGGTTTTGCTACATAGCCTTTATACTAATACTAATCCTATTCATACTAATGATAGGTGCTGGTTTAAAGAATTTAAATGGCGATATAATCGCTCATTACTTGATCAACCTAGCCTTTTAAAAAGACTAGTGCGACAAGGAAAAGATTGCATTTGCTTTCTTTTTGCTAAATTACTTAACTACCCCGAACTTAAGAATTTAGAAGTTGACGAAGAAACTTTTGTTGAAGCGGCCTGTGGTTCTGGATCCTTTATCAGACTGCATCAAACAAGGTACAAATACTCGTTACCATCGACTGGTGGACGATTCGTCTATGAAGACCAAAATGTCAAAGACATTTTAAAAGAATACTATCCCGATATTTATCTCGATTCCTACGATCAAGATAAAACTCCTTCTCCGGGAAGAATGTATTGGTCATTATTAAAATATTGTTATCCTGTGAAAACGATGTCAACAAACGGTCATTTTCAAGCGTGCTTATTAAGTGCCTTAGATGAGGTTTTTTGCCATTTTTCTCCCATCATACCGGATTCATGGCAGCAGGTAATTAAGGTCATGCCTACGAATACATCAGCTGGATTTTCATCTATGTTCATTTTTAATAAACGAACTAAGAAAGAGGAAATCATGCCCGATATAATTAAGAATTACCACAAACTTGTCTCGCGTATTTGGAAGGGACAAAAAGCTATTAATTACGTTATTTTTGCGATGCGAGGACATACGTCCGATAAAACAGATAAGAAAACCCGTCCAATATGGGTTGTACCTTCTGAAACGATTATCAGTGAGATGCGATTTTTCAATCCATTTTACCGTCAATTTGATGATCCGTTTTTTGCAAAGCGCATTGTAACTGGAAAACAATCGATGTTGAAATTACGTCGGTTAATGGAAAGTAATCCGGATTTGCCAATGTATAATACAGATATTTCAGCTTGGGATAGTTTTCGAGCATCCTGGTTTCAGGAAGAAATATATAGGCAGTTGGGCGCTAAGTTGAATATGACAGAAATTGATAAAAAGGAATTTGAATATGTAATACATTCAAATATCCGAAGTAAAGTTCTGTTACCAAGTGGGTTAACAGTTCAAAAGCGCGCGGGACTCTGTTCTGGTTCAGCGGGCACGCTATTAATTAATACTTTGCTAAATATGGTTTCCACCATATGTATTCTTCTAATGATGGAAGTTTACGATTATGTTGAAGATGAGAATTGGTTAGGTGATGATTTTTCATTTAAGTGGACTCTTATGAGACCTTTTGACCTTGAGAAATTCAGCCGACTATTTTTGAATTATTTTGATCTCGTCATCAAACCCGAAAAGACAATAATAGCCTACGATCTTGATGATAGGAAATATTTGGGTTATCAATTAAAAGGAGGATTATTATATTTAAGCAGTGATAAACTGTTTAAGGGTATTTTGTATTCAGAACGTTTTATGAAGCGTGATTTTTCTTCTATAGCTATTTCTTTTACACGTTTCTTTTCTTTCCTTTTATTGGGTGGAATCAATAATGATCGATTTGTTGAATGTTTTAATGTATTTGTTGGTAAGTATTATAATTGGCTTTCAAAAGTTGATTATGTTTTTCTTGAAGATACTTCCAAGATGATCACAGTGATGAAAGAAGTTTATGGGGTTAGATTAGCCAGATTTAATTTTGAAACGTTTCGAAAAATGTGGTTAGAAAGTTTAAAATATGTAATGATGTATTCAGTTGACCTTCATATTGAAGATTTAATGTAGTTTTTTG